GATTGGTAACGTAAATTGTTCATCCACTAATTTCTCCCATGCTACTGTATTAATGGCGACTTCTAGTAATGATCCTTTCACAGGATACCAATCACCGACCCATAGACGACCCCTATCCTCTAATGAAATAGCCACATCATCTACAGTTCCTGAAAGGTTATCTGTGAAAGTTACATCAAGAAGGTATTTACTAATATCGTCGGTGATGTCCTTTGATTCCTTACTCCCCCAATGTTGGTAGCCAATCGTACACCATGCCCGCCGTGCTAACTTCGTTTGTGGCGTTAAATCCTTCTTCCATTTTTGGACCTTAGCTAGGCTCTTTTGTAAGCTCATGTACTATCGCCTCCATGGTGGTAAGAATTCAGGTAAGGAATCAGGAGGAACATCTGGGCATGTTAACACAACACCTGCGGAAAATATTGCCGTATTACGGTGCTTTTGATTGGCTTCTAACAATAAATTGATGTATCGTTCGTTACCATACACCTTATAGGCGATTAAGTCCCACATATCCCCTTGTATTGTTGTATAGCTAGTCATAACTTAACCTCCGTTGCCCAGTGGTATAGCTACGCATCATTTGTTCAAATTCACGCATTTTTGCATCTAATGCTGACATAATATCATCCGTTGAACCATTACCTGCGTTAATGACAGGTGCGAATGTGATTTGCACAGGCGATCCGCTATTACTACTAGCTGAAGTCTTAGGTAAGCTAGGGGCTAAGGATACAGTAGGTGCTGCAGCAGTCTGCGCCCCACTCACACCTAGCATCCGTCCAGCCGTTTGCCATAAATTCATCGCATTAGCACTACCATCAATAGGGACAATGACTTCAGGATATCCGGCTTCACCAATCAATGCAACTTCTGGAGATGTAATTACACCACCATTAGCATACGCATTACCTCCAGCGGCGGAAACACCAACTGTGAAACCTCCACTAAATTGGGCCTTAATACTTGCCCACGCCCCTGCAATTGCGTTAGATACCGCACTCGGAATTTGACTTACCCAGTTTACCACAGCATTATAGGCATCACTTGCCCATTGCTCTGCGGCCGCTACAAACGCTGCTCCGGCTTCTGCACAGGCACTAGGTAAGTTCACGAGGAAATTGATAACATCATTAACTAAATTACTAATCCAAGAAGTAGCCGTAGCATATGCTTCAGAAGCAAACGAGATAACTGCCGCTACGAATTCAGCACCCAATGTAATCATGTAGGTAGGTAAATTAATTAAGAAGTTATAAATCCCCTCAACCATAGCCCCAAAAGTAGTAACTGCAAAGTTATAACACTCTGTGGAAAATGATACGATGGCAGATATAACAGCAGTTCCAACTTGTACCATAATCGCAGGCAATCGCAAAATAATGCCTATAATAAATCCTACGGCCATACCAATGTACGTTGGTAAGTTAAGCCATAAATTTACGTAGGCTATTACCGCCGCTTTCAATGCATTAAACACGCTTAGCCCAATTGATAATAGGCCATTTATCACAGTCATAATTCCAGATATAATGGCGCTCCATGCAGAACTTAAAGCAGAACACACGCTATCCCATATCGAACTTAGTCCGGAGCATACGCTATCCCAAACAGATGTTAATGTAGAACAAATCGTATCCCAGTTAGTTACTAATAGGTATATCGCTGCAATAATCGCCATGATAGCAATTACCCATGGTCCTCCTATTAATGCGCCAGCGGCTTTAAAGGCACTCGTAGCTGTTTCTACACCTTTAAAAGCTGTAGTGATTGTAGTAATACCAGATGCCAATTTTGTGGCAGTACCATATAGTAAGGCTAATTTCAATCCGTTTGTTACTACGGCTGCAATAGCTTCCTTATTATCCTTCATGAACGTTACAACGGTTTGTAATACCGGTATCAGTGCCGGTAATATTTGCTGGGCAATCGGTATAAATGCCTGTGCCAAGCCTAATGCAACCTGCGTAGCTTCCGCTTTCAGGATGTTCATCTGTAGCCATATTTCATGAAGTGATTTAGGATCAATACCAACACCTTTAATTTGTGATGCGGCCGCTTGTGCATCTGCATAGTTTTCAAATACTTTAGTAAGCTCCAGGCCTTTGGCGCCTAGCGTTTCAAGCATGAATTCTTGCCCTCGGCCTTGTGCTACCGCATTTTGGTAACCTTTAGCCATTGCGTCCAATTGTTGGTTCATAGGCAACAACTTGCCGTTTGCATCGGTTAAAGATACTCCAAATTGACTGAGGTATCCTTGCAACGCTTCGGCACTTTTACCACCACTAACCAAAGTCTTATCCATTTTAGCGAATGACTTAGCCGCCGCTTCTACATCAACACCGCTTAACGTCATAATCTTCTTAAATTGTGACGTCTCAGCAGTTGTCATATGTAGTTTATTGGACAGTTGGTATAGTGCCTCACCCGCATTTACAACGTTATCTATAATGGCACCAATACCAAAACCTCCGGCTGCGACCATAGCAAAATTTGCGAGCTTTCCTGTAACACCGCTTACTGCGGCACTTGCACCTTGTGCGGCGGATGCTGCCCCTGCTAAAGGGCTTGCACCTCCCATTTTGCTGATTGCATTTTGATGCGCAGTCTGACTTGCAATATTAGACCTCAACTGGGCCTGTCTTTGTAACATAGAATTCAGTTTTTGCTCAGCGGCAATAGCCGCATTCCTGTCACTAACATTCCCCGACTTTTGTGAGACAGCTTGCAGTTTTCTGTATTGTGCCTGTTGTTCCTTGATTACGTTTGATAGTTTGTTGAGTTCCTGAGATGCTTTTGATACAGAGGAAGATAACCCGCCGTCGAGTTTACCTTTAATGGCAATCGCCATTTCTAAGACTTTATTGGCCATTATTTTCTCCCTTTCATCGCTTTATTCTCACGCTCGATACCATCACTAATGAGCTGAACGTGGACTATGAACTCATCCACGTCTAGCTCTCGAACAAAGTAATCCATTGGCGTGCTTGTGTATTTACTACACGTAATCGCACACTCTGTAAAATACCTTTCTAGGTCAGTTATTTTTCGGAATTGAGCAAAAAATTCTGTACCTCTAAGCACACTCTAGTAAAATCAGCAGCCGGAAGACTATAAATATCATCCACTTTACAACCGCATGCAGCAGCTGCTACATGTGCTTGATACGTCATGGATAATGCAGGAACTGTGATAGTTCTATCTTCATTCTTTGCAGACTTCTCACATTTAATTAATGTATAACCGCTGATTCCTTCAAATTGTAAGGAATGACCTGCTTTTACTAATTCAATACCAGTTGTTTCGTTCATAGTACTTTGTTTACTCATTAGTGATCGTCCTTTCTACAGACTAAATACCGAGTGCAGCACGAACATCGCCAAGGAAGTCAGTGCCATCAGAAATAGAATCCTTATATGCGTATTTATCGATTTCACGAACTACCTTACCGTTTTGTTCTAATTTCAAATATGTGGTTTCGATTGTGTTCGTTGCATCAATAGTATTGCCAGATTCATATGTGCCGTTTTCTTTAGATTTAGCACGGCCACGAATAACAGCACGTGTAGGCACAATTACATATTTATCTTTACCGCTATCCCAACATTGGATAGCACCACGTACTTCTAAGCGCACGCCACGTCCACCTGTAAGGCGGTGTGTAGTTTCTGTTGGAGTGTTCCAAGTAAGTTTAGTTTCCATAGAAGAGTAGTGCCCAATAACTGGCGCTTCTACTTCACCTGCTATGCCCACACCTTTTACAGTTTGAGTCATTACAGATTCACTAGGTAATTCTACTTTGGCAACACCTAAACAGTTGTCAGAACCTTCTTCATATACACGGAAGTCATTAAGTACTTCCGGCACTTGGTTGATAGATGCCATGATTAATTACCCCTTTCTATACTGTTTGAAATAATGTTTTGAAATAGGAAACATCGTATTCAGAAATACTTTCAATTTCTTGCGCTGGAATTGGAGGTGTACGGTATTTATGGAAGCGAATAATACCATTCAACAAGTCTGTTGTAGGGTTTTCTGCTTCTTTAAATTCAATACGACCGCCCAAAATAAAGCCACGAGAAGTAAGACCGTTAAGACGAATTGTTTCACTATCAAGAATTGTTTTGATATTACGTGGCAAGATAGGCATATCCACTTTTTGCCAATACGTTAAGATGAATGTTTGGTCATCCCAATCATTGAAACGACGTACACAAATGAATGTATCCTTAACATCAGTTGTGCCAGGATATGCACCTGTATAGTTGCCCCAAGATACCCAACCGTTGATGTTAACGGCCGTCATAATACCTTGAGAGTTCAATAAGTTTGCTTGAGAATGCGTAAGCATAACTTCCTTGCCATTAGCCAAACATAAACCTGTGATGTTCATAGATTTATTAGAAGGGGATAGCGTAGGAATATCGCTATTAGACGCATCGCATTTACCCATAATGCCCATAATGTGTGTAGACATATGGAACACATAGTCGCCATTACGAACTTTTGGCCAACATACGACTTCGGATTCGCCCGTATAGCTATTACCTTTCTTCCATTCATAAGCATCAGTGTATTTAACAACTTGCGTAGTATCGATATCAACTAATGTTGTCGCTCTAAATAAGTTGTTAATGACACGAGATTTTGCCTTCATAACGGATGCTACTGTAGGATTTTGAGAGAAGCCCGGCGCAGCAATAAGCCCTGGCACAATGCCGAAATGATGATAAATTGTATCAATCAATTCAAAACCGGTTGCTTTATCGTTGCTATCCACCCCGCCGATTACATTTCTATGATCAAAGTTTTCTACATCAAGTTCATCATAAGTAAGGTTCAATGTAGTAGCTGTATCAAATTTTCCACCTTTTACAACGGAGATAACCAATTGATTTTTGTCATCAAAGGCTGCCGTGTAATCTGTGTTAGCTACACCCGTTTGGCCAGCACTAGATACTTTTAATGTATTAAGCAATACTGCTGCTTTTACTACACATTTCTTTTCTGCCAATGTAGCAGTTGTTGTAGTGGATTTCTTGTGCTTAGCAGGATCCAATACATTAACAAATACGATTGGAGCTACACCATACAATTTGAATTGTGCGTACATCGCTTCACATAATGTGAAATGTGCCCAATCTTCAGAGTAGCCAAGTTGTTGAACAGCTTCTTCCCAGCTGTAGCAGATGATTGGCTTGTTGACTACCGCACTAGGGTCTTCTGTAAGGTGTACAGGTGCAGTACCGAACACAACAGGAAGGCCGGCAGTAGTTTGGACAGGAGCAATTACAGAGGTAGCTTGCTCACTTGTTTTGACGCCATGATAAAAGGCCATTTACTTCACTCCTTTATAATTTTTCAATGCGTTTACATAAAATACATTTAATTGTGTGCCTTGTGTTTTGACTTCAATCATTGCCTGATTAAGCTCACCTAAAGGCACGAATAAATGCATAAAAATAGGGTCTTCCGCTTCCGGTAGTGGTGCACCGTCGCTAAAAACCATGAATTGGTTTAGCCGGCTACTGCGGAACGAAGGCCCAACATATACAACAGGGTTCATCGTTGTCTCCTATTCAATTACTTTGTTATCCGTGAATATCTTATTTAGATTCCTACGAATAACAGGAATATACACTTCAAATTCAAGATACCCAACCCATTGAGGGTATGGTTGATCATCAGGAATTGTTGTATTAATGGTATTCTCCTTAATTTCATATTTAAGTGATACCGGATTATCAGATAACAACCGCTCACGCACTACCTCTAATAGGTGATATAGTCCGACATGGCCTTCAGTTAAGGCTTCATCATAAGTAGTTACCAATACAGTAATACCTACCGTCGAACTATCTGCATCACTAACAGAGTACGGATGCACTACTACGGCCGGGCATAACTTGCGCTTGTCTTCATTCTTGTCCACTCTTGGTAAGAAACCGCTCCATACTCGAATAGGTCTTTCGGTAACATCACTGTTTTCATTCAGCTTTCGTAACTCATTCATGAGATATTTAGCAATACCATCTGATACATCTAATGGCGTCATTAGTTACCTCCTAACGCGCGCTCTAATTCGTGATATAAGCGCTTTTCATACATTTCCATGCCTTCCTTTTGCATGGCATTCATAACAGTTTCATTACCAAACATTTGCGGTAAGGCTGGCCCATATATTCCCTTTAACGGATATCTGTCCTTGCCTTGGCGTTTCATAAAGATACCGGATGCACTAACAAAGCCGTTTGGTACCTTTGTTTCTGTACCTTTTTTAATCGATACAAACACACCTTTTCGCTTAAGTGATTTAATTTTGAAGTACTTTTGAGCGCTAGTATAGCCACCTTTGATACGCATTTCTGTGCCATCATTCAATTTATTGATAGATACACCGGACTTTACAACCGATACACCTTTGATAGCATAGATATTGCGTAGTGCTTGCGTGCCTGCTTTTCTTGCAGTTGTTGCTGCACGCTTTGATGCGGCTTGGCAGACACGTCGAACTCTATCTTCTTTTAACGTTTCCAGTGCTTTTTCAATTGTTGCCACTGCACTTTTATCAAGTTCTAGCTCAACCATCC